GTTGGTGAATGTGTTGGCCCAGCCGTTAATGTAAGTCCATTGGCAAAAGATTTCCGTACCGGACTGCATATTGCCGCCAACGATACCGAGGTTGCCGAAATAAAGACCCATAGTTGATTGCGAAGTAATGATGAACTGTGTGCGCTCAATGGCGCAATTCGACGTTGAAAGTGTAATGTTCTGTAGTCCGTCACCCGGCCCCCAACCTGCCGAGAACGCTGAAACAGCGATAATAGGTGTGAAGTATGGGTTGATTACAATCTGACCTTCGCGGTTCATGTAGTAGCGACCATTCTCAGTATTTGAGGTGGCGCAGAGTGATCCGTACACTCCCATTGTGTAATTGTCAGCTTTAGACGAAGCACGAACGATTAGTTCTGTAAGTGCGCGGTCTTGGACGGCCTGAGAAGCGTCTTCAATTAGGTTTGTAAAGTCAATGGCAGAAGCCGTAGGACTGAACTTAACCTCAGCAAGTGAAACGTATGGTTCGACCATTCCACCGGAGTAAACAAATGGGGCTACGATTGACATTTATTCCTCTTCTGGGGTGAGTTCGGTGCAGCCACACTTACCGCATTTATCGCGGTACAGGCTTACAAAGTTACAAGCGTCGCACCTGTAACCACTAGCGTTTCTAAAGTTAATTCCAGCCACAGCAAAGTCTCCTGACTTAACGAGAGATTTGGCAGTACCTCCGTCAACGTGGAATGTGCCATCCTTCTGTCGAGGAATGACCTTGCCTTCGTTAACTTGTATTTCTTTAAGACCATTATCGGAACCGACGAGTCTCATTTTATTCTCCCTTAGCGAATGAGAGGGAGCAGCGCAGGGAGAAGGGGAACTCCCTGCACCGCTCAACCTCAAAGGCTAGATGCAAGCACCTAGCGATTTAACAGAATCAACCAGTGATTCCGGTTACGATACCTGACCAAGCTGGCGCACGGAACGCAAGCGAGCCGTATGTGTAGCTTGAGATGTCGTATGAGAAACCAATTTGTGGCCACTCAATGATCATGCTGTCAACAACGTTGTGTGCTTCTACTGTCTGTGCCACGCCTGAGTCTGGGAATGGAAGCTGCTTTGTGTGAATCAAAGCAACACCAGCTGGTGCGAAACGGTGTGTGACAAGGTCAACCATCTTACCGGTTGCCTGGTTCTGCACAGCCTGTACGAGTGAACCAAGAACAATTCCGTCCTTGCCAGTCTCGTAGTTAAGACGGTATGAAGATGTGCTTGCGCTTGTCTGAATCGCCTTAGCAAGTGCGCGTCGTACAGCAGCAGTCGTGATGACTACGTCTGGGTCGCCCATTGTTGAGTTGAAGAGACTTACGAAAGCAGCCTGTAGGAAGTCGTCAGCAGTTGACTGTGAAGCGATTGTTCCGTTCAACGCGTTCTGGTATCCACCAAGTGTAAGGAATGTGTTGACGAATCCGTCGTATCCTGTACCTGAGTTAGCGCCAGCAGCGTATGTGTTGTATGAACCATCTGTTGATGGAACTGGAACAGTTGTTGAAGCGAACGCAAGTCCAGTTACACCTGAAGCAGTTGAAGGAGTTGAAGCCTTGTAAACAGTTGGTGTGCTTGTTGTTGCGTAGATGTTGATTGCAACAACGCCAGCAGGAATAGCTCCTGTGAATGTTACCTTAACACCCTGTCCTGAAACAGTTGTGATTGTTCCAGCAGCAAAAGGAGCAGACTCACAGTATGCAGATGAGAGTGTTACCTGTACGACCGTTCCTGATGTTCCTACTGCTACACCTGTTCCAGTTGTGTCAGGAGCGGCAGTGAAAGTCAATGCAGCAATCTGAGCAGCAGAAGCAACAGGTGTTGAACAAGAGTTCATCATGTTGCGCTCTTCTGCAAGGAAGTGCGACCAGATGAGGCTTGTGTGGCTCAGTTGTCTCAAATCCGTGTAGCCTTGCCCAGCGAATTCAGCTTGCAATGAAACGCTGTCTGAAAGACCCTGTTCAACGAATGACTTAACAATCTTGTCAGCTGCGTAAACAATCTGAGTAGGACGGTTAAGAGTTACGCCGTTGAATGAAGTCGAAGCAGTGTTCGAGTTGAAGAATGAACTTAGGTTAGCAACTCCACCAACACCGGCGTTAGAAAGACCAGTGATGCGACGGAATTCAAGTGCCTGTCCTTGTGCCTTGATTCGTGCTGTGCTGTTGCGAAGGTAAAGTTCCTTCGGGATAAGCATTGAAAGCACTGGGTCAAGGTCGTAAGGTACAAGACCTGAGATGCCCGAGATGGTGTTGTTAAGTGGTGATGTAAGGCTGATGTTCTTGCTTACGTCCTGGATTCCTGCAAGAGCAGATGTAACTGCTGCAAGCTGGTCGCCTGAAACAACCTTAGAGAGGTCAGTAAGAGCCTCTTCTGTGCGTGTAGCAGCAGAAACAGTCTTTGTGATTCCGGTTGATGGGCTGAATGAAAGCTCGCCGCGACGGTGAGCAGTCAATGTGTTTGTGTGTACTGCGCTCAAGGCTGACTTGTATGCCTCGAAACGCTCAACGCGCTGTTCAGCAGGGAGTCCGCCGAATAGGTCGTCAATGGAAGGAGCGGCTAGTGCCATGTCTCAATCCCTTTCTGTTAGATGGTTAGTTAGAGTTGCTTCGCTTTGTTCTCGTAACGAATTGCTTCGGCGAGATACTGGTTACGCAATTCTGGGCTGGTCATTTTTTGTGCCATTTCGCGGAGGCGGATAGCCTCTACTTCTGCGGCAATAACCTGAGAAGACTTTTGTGTCTGCTCTCTTGTTGCACGAATGGCTGGGCCACCCGGTACTGCCATCTCACGCACTTCATCCAACGCTGCCTTCAAGAGATTAATCTCTTCTTTTGCTTCGTCTAATGCTGCCTTTGTTGTGATGGTTTCTTCAAGACCTAAAGCCTTGACGATTTCTGAGCGCAACTCATCCTTTGTTTCGTCGGTTGCGTCTTCTGCTGATGCTGATTTAATAAGGTCGGCTGATACGCCTAATCCCATGTAAGCCATTGTGTCGTCTCCTGATTTGTCTTCATCCCATCCTGTGAATGGGGCTTCTGTTTCATTCTCTGATGCTTCCCCTGTCCACCAGTCCAAGAAAATGGATAGTGAGCAAAGTAGGTCTGTTACGTCGCAGATTTCATTCTCGTCGCCAGCAAGCATTTCGTCTAGCTCGGCTTTGATGAGTGCAATCATACTGTCTCGTACTGCCTTGAGGTCTGCTACGTTGTGCATCTTGTCGTCAGCCTTTGTAAGGCTTGCTTCAATAGCGCTCTTAATTGCGCCTACGGTCTTTGCAGATGATTCCTCAACAACAACTTCTGGCTCAACGTCAGGAGCTACAACTTCAACCTCTGCGTCTGCTGATTTCATTTCACGGTTTTCCATTGACTCAGGGATAGAAGGTGAGTTCTGTAGAAGGTTTTCTACTTGTCCTGGTGCTTGTTCGCCGTCTGCGTTGCATACCTCGCATGGTGTTTCCATGAGGTTGCCCGGTACGTTTGTCTTGTATCCAGTTCCGTCACAAGCTGTGCAAGCCTGTGTACGTTCGTATAGTTCTTCTGGTGCGCCGTTAGGTTCAACCATGACTGCCTCTGTATTGATGGCATCTTTTTCTATGTCTGCCATTGCAGAGCCTTTCACTAATTCGCCCTTGACTGATTTAGCAAGTTCGATTACACAACTAGGGTTGGCCGGTCTGTCAACTAAACTGACTTCGACGACGGTTCCGCTTCTTATGATTCCTCCAGGTGCATCTGCTGACTTCTCAACGCGAGCGCCTTTGATTCCAATGCTAAATCCGGTGTAGATTCCTTCTTCAACAAGACGTGCTGCTTCTGCATCAACAATTTTTGCTTCAACAATGAAGCCAGTACCAGACTGTTCCATCTCCATAGCCTTGCCGATTGCCTTTGACTGGTGCATTTCGCGAATGTTTCCTGTCAAAAACCAATTTGGCATGGCGGATTTGAGCCACTCGGGGTCGCAGATTTGCTCGTCGAGGTCAAGTGTTGCGTCAGTAGCAAGACCCTTTACTCGGATGTATCCGTCTTCGCCACGCTTCGCAGTTAGTCCGCCGAAGTAAGCATAGGTAATGTCTTGGGCCATGTTGTTAATCTCCTGTTGAGGTTGAGCGCTTAGAGCGCAAATTCTGGTGTTATTGGTTCCATGTCGCACTCGCAGTTCGGGTGCAGTGGTGGTTCATCGCCACCAAAGTCGTATGGATTATTTGATTCCATGTCTTCACAATCTTGGCAAGCACTTGCGTAAGCAATCCAGTTGAACTGCTCTACTCCTGCTGCTACGAATGTGTCAGACAAACCTGCGTTGTATGAACGGCTTGTTTCTGTAATCGTAATCATCATTGCCCTAGCTGGGTCATTGACGATTGAGTTTACTGCGTCATACATGGTTTGACGAGTCTGCCCCTGGTGCATGCCGATTGTTAGTACGTCGGAGATGCGAGTGAGGGTTGTCGCGTTGATGTCTTTGATAGTAAGTTTCGCATCAGATAGGAGACGTTCAACGGTCTTGCCTACAGTCGGAACTCCCTTTACTTGAGCTGCGGCGCGAGTAGCGCCAACTTTTGCTGACTCTGTGTAAAGGCTTGTCATCACTTGTGTTGCTTGAGTTGTTTCAGTCTTGACGTTTTGCTTGACTGCTTGCTGTGCAAGAACTCTTACTGCGCTGATGTCAGTACCAGCA